TAAGTCACATGACCCCCGCAGGCCAATCGCCAGGTACTACGTCCACTTCCTGGGCTGGATCTTCCCGGCCATATAACTAGCTGCACTTCCGAATGGCTGAGTTTATGCCGCCCGTCCGCAGACGGAGGAGGCGCTGCCGCCGACCGCGCGTCGTCCCGAGGGCGGGTACCCGAGGTGAGTTTACACACCGAGGTTAAGGGGCAATTCGGGCTCGGGACTGGCCGGGCTATGGGCAAGGCTCTTGTGGGACGCTCTTAAAATGCACTTTTCTAAACTGTCCCGCAGGAAGAAAGGGAAAGTGCCACTGCCCCCACTGCCGACTGCACCGCTACCTCCGCACCGGCCTAGAATGAGCGGTACCTGGTGTCCACCCGTCCACAATGTCCCGGGGCTGGAACGAAACTGGTACGAGTCCTGTCTTCGTTCGCATGCTGCTTTTTGTGGTTGTGGTGATTTTGTTAGTCATCTTAACAATCTGGCGAATCGTCTCGGACGTCCTCCTGCACCCCGTCCCCCCGGAGCACCGCAGCCGCCTGCAGTAAGAGCCCTGCCGGCGCTCCCCGCTCCCGAGGACCGTTTCCCTAATCCTCCGGGATGGCCTGGCCCTGGAGGCGGCGCCGCTGGCGCTGGCGCCGCCGCCGGCCGCGATGGAGGCGATGGAGGAGACGCCGAACCTGGAGACGAAGACCTCGACGCGCTGTTCGCCGCAGACGAGTAAGGAGAAGGGGTCGCGGGTGGAGGAGGCTATACAGACGCTATCGCAGGCGACGCGGGCGACGCACATATAAAAAAAAACCGGTACTAACTCAGTGGCAGCCCACAGTGAGAAGACGCTGTTTTATCATAGGGTACATGCCTCTCATAATCTGTGGTGAAAACCTCACCTCTAAAAACTATGCCAGCCACGCCGATGACTTTGTTAAAGACGGACCTTTCGGGGGGGGGATGACTACCATGCAATTTAGCCTCAGAATACTGTACGACGAGTTTCTCAGGTTCTTAAACATCTGGACGCACAGCAACCAGGATCTAGACCTAGCCAGGTACCACGGCTTTAAGCTAACTCTTTACAGACACCCAACAGTAGACTTTATTGTAATAATTAGAAACTCTCCACCATTTGAGGACACAGAACTCACAGGCCCAAACACACACCCCGGCATGCTTATGCTCAGACACAAAAAAATACTAGTGCCTAGCCTTCGCACCAGACCCTCCAGAAGACATAAAATAACAGTAAGAATAGGGCCACCAAAACTGTTTGAAGATAAGTGGTACAGCCAAACAGATATCTGCGACGTTATTCTTGCAACAGTGTATGCAACCGCATGTGACCTGCAATATCCGTTCGGCTCACCACTAACTGAAAACTATTGCATTAGCTTCCAAGTTTTAGGAAGTGCTTACAACAATCTAATTAGCAACACTCTAAACCCAAATGAGGAACAACAAGACATTAAATCAGCAATTTACAATAATGTTAATGCATACCTAACAAGAATTACTGAGTCTCACATGGCTAATTTAATATCAAAAGCACCACCAAAACAAGTCCTTAAAAGTAGTGATGGAAGTTTACAAACAGACCACAATGACACCCAGTTTGGAGGCAATCCATATAACACTAACCAGTTTACAACCACAACAGTAAACAAAATAATACAAGGAGCCCAAAACTATTTAACTACAATTAAAACACATCTACAACCTAACAACTCAGCAATAAACCCAAACACTCAATGGCACTTAGAATACCACGCAGGCATATACAGCGCTCCGTTTTTATCAGCAGGCAGACTGAACCCAGAAATAAAAGGCCTATACACAGACATAACATATAACCCCATGATGGACAAAGGCACAGGCAACAAAATCTGGTGCGATTCACTCACTAAGGCAGACATGAAATACACAGAAGGCAGATCCAAGTACCTCATAGAAAACCTGCCTCTCTGGGCCGCCGTCTGGGGCTACCTAGACTACTGCACAAAAACCTCAGGAGACGCAGCTTTCCACTACAACTATAGAGTAACACTCATCTCTCCATACACCAGCCCCATGCTATTCAATCCCCAAGACCCCACAAAAGGCTTCGTACCTTACAGCCTGAACTTTGGCCTAGGTAAAATGCCAGGCGGCAAAGGGTACGTCCCCCTAAGAATGAGAGCAAACTGGTACCCGTACTTCTTTCACCAACAAAAAGTACTGGAGGCCATAGGCATGTCAGGACCCTTCACATACAGAAGCGACGAAAAGAAAGCAGTACTAACCAGTCGCTACAAATTTAAATTCACATGGGGCGGCAATCCTGTCTCACACCAGGTGGTCCGAAACCCCTGTAAAGGCACCGGCGGCGCCTCAGCCAGTCGAAAACCTCGTTCAGTACAAGTCACTGACCCGAAATACAACACGCCCGAGATCACAACACACACCTGGGACATCAGACGTGGATGGTTTGGTAAAAGATTTATTGACCGAGTGCAACAACAACAAGCATCTCCTGAACTCCTTGCAGATCCTCCAAAGAGACCCCGAAAAGAGATCAAGGGGCTCACGGAGGCCGACCAAGAAGCAGAAAAAGACTCTGGACTCCGACTCAGACAAGTCCAGCCGTGGATGTCATCGCAAGAAACGCAGAGCGAGCAGGAAAGCGCGCCAGAGGAGCAGACGGTGGAGCAGCAGCTCAGAAACCAACTCCACACGCAGCAGCTCCTCGGATTCCAGCTCCGAAGCCTCATGTACCAAGTCCAACAAACGCACAGAAACAGCTTTATACACCCCCTATTGTTACCCCGGGCTTAGGTAAAAAGTGGCTGCTCCCAGAGAGGGTACCTATAGTGTTCACCCCCCAACAGTGGGAGGACGAGTATGTTACCGCCAAACACTGGGATAGACCACCTAAACACAACCCCCTAGACACTCCCTTCTACCCCTGGGCACCCAAAGCCCCTCCTCAATGCCGTGTAACTTTTAAGCTTGGATTTCAATAAAGCGAGGCCGTGGGAGTTTCACCCGTCGGTGTCTGTTTATAAAAGTCACTAAGGCCTCCGAGCGTAGCGAGGAGGCCGACCCTCCGCCAAGGAGCAGCTTCCTCGGGGTCGCGCGCTACGCCTTCGGCTGCGCGCGACACCTCGGCCCCCCCCTCGCCCGTCCGCGCTTGCGCGCGTCCGACCTTCGGCCTCGGGGGGGGCGGGGGCTTTACTAAACAGACTCCGAGACGCCATTGGATCTCGGAGCTGCCATTCAGCAACGTAGGTGAGTGGGGCCAGACTATCGACGTATTGCCTTTATCTTCTCGCCATTGGTCCGTTTAAAACACGCCATAGGCCGCGGACCCCATTTTCGCCCGCCAAAATCGCTTCCCGGCGCGTTTTAGTGACGTCACGGGCGCCATCTTGTAAGGGGTCGAAGGTCAGACCACGTGGTAAGTCACGTGGGGGCAGCTGCTGTAAACCCGGAAGTAGCTGACCCGCGTGACTGGTCACGTGACCTGACGTCACAGCCGCCATTTTAGTTCACAAAATGGCCGACTTCCTTCCTCTTTTTTAAACAAAAAGCGGAAATAACCGTCCGGGGGCGGGGCGCGCGCTTCGCGCGCGCCCCGGGGGGGAGCACAGCTCCCCCCCCCCCGCGCGCATGCGCGCGGGTCCCCCCCCCCTCGGGGGGCTCCGCCCCCCGGCCCCCCCCGGC